AGTTATTTTTTTGTACACACATGTCTAATCTAACTTCTTTTAGGCCTAACTGACCAATAAAGTGAAGATTGTTCATTAATTTATTCCAATCACCACCCACTCTTACTTTATCATAGTGATCTTTTATACCTGCGTCTAAACTTATAATAGTACTAATATGTTCTGTTATCTTATGTAGGTTTTTTAAACGATCCCAACGTTTCTCGTCAAATAAAACTCCATTAGTTTGTAAGCATAAACTAATTTCAGGATTCTTTTTAAGATCTATTTTTTTCATGAACTCAAAAAACGAAGGCGACCCGAATGGATCTCCTGATCCTGTTATATTAAGATGTACCTTATGAGGTTTGCTGTGAATCATTCTCAACAACCTTTTATTAATCATCAAAGTTTGTTTATATTTGTCTGGTTCGTTTTTTTCTCCGTACTGTATTAAGTTTTTCCGACAACTAGGGCACCTTAAGTTGCAAGATTTATCATAGCATAGATTAATTGTGTTAGGAGGTTGCGCGACATCCATTTCAAACTCTAAAATAAATTTCATTTGATCTCCATATTTACCTTCTAGTACTTCTTGCCTAGTAGGTAAGGTACCATTTTGTATTTTAGGACATTCCTCTGCATTACACATACTAAAAGAACCATCCAGTATAGAGCGTCGGAATGCTTTACTTCTTTTACTATTCCATTCTTCGTAGAAATCTAAATCTGGAGTTAAATCTCCTATACGGTTATGATTTACCCATCGTGGACAACAGTTATATAATCCCTTTTCTTGTATTTCTAGAAAGGTCCAAGGATGCTCACAAAACTTAGTTGATAGTTCTTTATCCATGTATAATTAATTATAGAGTTATGCCAAGTATACAAGCAGCTAAACCTGAGATCAAAGAGATCTTCTTCAACGGTGTACAATATAAACCTAATCAGAAGGATGTAGAAGAGATTACTTTCTTAGGCACTAAGACTATCCAAGCAAAGGTTAAAGAGAACTTAACTATATTCTGGAACCCTCTTACATGGGACTGGACTAAAGCAGCAGACAAGAGCGCATATGAAACAAAATACAAAAGAAAGACTAGACCTGTGTACTTCAAAGAAAAGGTCTTTCTTGTTGAGACTTCTAAAATGAAAAAGGGTATTGTTGACGACGAGTTCGTTGATACCGCTGAATTACCAATCGGTATTGTTGTGTATTGGGAAGCTGATACTGAACAATGGCAGATGCTTGGCTATAAAGAAAACTTACTTCGATAGATGAGTGAAAAAAACAGCTTGTATCTATACTTCTAACACTGGTGTAGGTTTAGTAGCAGATGTCGATCTACTTCAAGACTTGTTACATGAATATTATGATGTAGATGTCTTATTTTTTAACTGGAAAAATGAGCAAGTATATACTACGAGCGAAAGTACAAAATATGACTTAGGTATATTTCTACAAGAAATAGAACCTGCATTTTTTGAGCGAGCTAAACACAATGTTTTTCTCCCAAACGAAGAATGGCTTAATGAAACAAAAATTAATTCTATTCGGGAGTTCGACAAAGTAATATGTAAATCTACATTTAGTCAGCAATTATTATCCCCATACAATAATAACGTAGTTAATAGTGGTTTTATTTCTAGAGATAAATTTGACCCTAATATTCAGCGTAAGGATACATTTTTGCATTTAGGTGGTAAGAGCTGGCAAAAAGGTACTGAAGCTGTTCTCAATATTTTTAATAAAAACGAACTACCGCTAACATTTATACAGAGTAATAAGAATTATGATAACTCTGATAAAGATAAAAATATTAATTATATAAATACCTTTTTAGACGTAAGCGAATTAAACAAACTTTTTAACACATCCTCTATTCATTTGTGCCCTAGTATATATGAAGGCTGGGGACATTACTTGTATGAAGCTCTCTCAGTAGGTGCTTTAGTTTACGTAACAAGGCTACCTATGTTCCTTGAATGGCTTGATCCTGAATTAGTAGTATTTAATGATTGTATTTATAGTGGTATGAATGATGATGTTTTATTTTTACGTAAAAGAAAAAATACTCTCCATCAGTTTGGTTGGTTGGTTGATGAAGAATGTTTGGAAGACAATATTAATAACTACAAAAAGCATTTAGAAAAACACAACCCAACTAAAGTAAGAGATTATTTTCGTCACCTAAACGATAAAAACTCTGATACTCTCTTAAACCATTTGTTGGACTTGTAGTTGATATCTCCTCGATAAAGTCCTTTCTTTGATCAACCCACTTTATAAAATCTTGCGCATTGATTGTAATTAGCGCACATTCACAATCATTAATACCCGCTGTAATATATAGCTCTTCATTTATAATTCGTACACACATAACAAACACACATCTGTTTTTATTCTTTTTAAATTTATAAGGGTTTGTTTTTGTTGGTGGATAAAACAAAGGCTTTGGTACATAAAATTTTGGTCGTAAGTCTTCAAGCTCTACTACTCCTTGATAATATCTTCTCGTGTTTACTGTAAGGCCTTTATATGAATGAAAAATAATAAATTGTCTGTCATTAATTTCAAACATATTACTACTTAAGTGAAAAACATCTCCATACTTCCAACCCATATTGTACTCAAACCGCTCTTTATAGTTTGGTCCTTTAATTACTAGTGGTTTAATTTTATAAAAATATTTTTCTTGATCTATAAACTGCCAGTTTTTTTCCCAAGCGTGACCGTTAGTAAGAGGTTTGTCGTCTTTCATTAAATAACACGCGACATTTTCTCTATCATACTTTACATATGTAAAACTATTTTTTGATATTAGTCTAGGATCTTCTAAACTAAAATAAGGATCTTCTAATATTGTTTTCGGTTCGGTAAGAGTTTTATTTATGTGGTCAAATTTGTATTCTACAATTTTACTTCTATAGTTCTTACCTTCAACTCGAACTAAAGCTCTATCCTCCCAAAACGACCAGTTGTAAGAGTTTGTATCCTGATCAGGACTGAGCAAGGTATATACTTTTTTCTTCATCACTTTGGTAATCAGTAACCCATGTGTAGTTAGCGAATTTATGTCTTAATATACCTCCAACATCTCCTGGAGTAATTACAACTTTGTATCTCGAATTTATGTCATTAATTGGATCAGTTATTTGTCGTGGGTTGTCAAAATTATGCTGAAGAACATCTTTACACAGTACAAGATCATATTGCCCTATATGCTCAAAATCTTCTGCAGTTACATCCTTACATACAAAAGTGTAGTCAGGGTATTTTTTTGCATGAGATTCAATCAAGGCATTAGCGCAATCGATGCCAATATAATCTACGTTTGGAAACTTTCGCAGAAGCAATGGCATCCATTGAAAATCTCCACAACCAATATCTACGATACTACTTATAAAGTTTTTAGTTATAAACTTCTCAAACCATTCAATAAGAGTTTTATTATTCTCGACAAAACTACCTCGACCGGAGCCCTCTCCCTTAAACCCTCCGTGTTTGTAGATGTTATTCCATTCCTCTGCGGTAATGTTACTTAAATCTATCTCATCACAATAATTCATTTGATTTTTGCTCTAGTTATTTTATAATACTTACTATGATTTTGAGAGATATCGATATCTATGATGGTAATCTTATTCACGGACGGTTTGCTTATAAATATTTTCGCAAAAAGACTCTTCCAATTGGTAACATTGTCGCATTTCGAGCGCCGATGAAAGTTGAAACAGAAGGAATGATTGATAATGAAGACCTACTTAATAATGATTTTATATATTCAGATGACGCTGTTAATTTTTGCTGGGAGTTGCCTAATCTTGACCCTCTTGGTGCTGTATTCTTTCAGCGACTACTTAATACACAAATTGCAAACCTTTTATCTACAAAATATCTCAACGCGCCTATTGAAGTAGATGGTGATGACCTAATCGTACATAAAGAATTTGAGCAACACGGCATCATTCAACCGAAAGGTAAGTGCAGTGTGAGTATTACCTACTCAAGGAACAATGTCGCGCTCGGTCACACAGCGATCAACGTTGTAGCAGGGCAAAAAGCACCATCCTTTGCGTTTTCCACGAATTTAACCGATAATCAGGTGGAAGAATTCATGAAAATCGTGGTAGATACCTACTATTCCATGGTGGATGACGCGTTTATTGCAACTACAAAACTGACCTTGTGAGGTCGAGTTCTTAGAGAAAAATTTTTTTGCAAAAATTTGATAAAATTACTATTAGGGTTTTAGACTGTCATGAATTTAGTAGAGCGAATACCAATTGGAAAGAAGTTTCCTGATACTATAAATTGTATTATTGAAATACCGAAAGGTACAAGCGCGAAGTATGAGTATAATGAAGAGTTAGACATATTTCAGCTTGCAAGGTGCTTGTATAGTTCGATGATATATACAGCGTCGTATGGGTTCATACCTCAAACACACGCTCTTGATAATGACCCGCTAGATGTTATTGTCTATAACAATATACCAATACAAACTGGAGCGCTAGTTGAGGTTAGACCGATTGCGACATTAGATATGACTGATAATGGTTCTAAAGATTATAAAGTAGTTGGTGTACCTACTAGTCATGTTAGAGAGTATCGGTCTTTAAAAGATCTTGAAGCTCATTGGGTGAGTACAACTCTTAATTTCTTTTCTCATTATAAAGATTTGGAAGACAAAATTGTAGAAATAGATGGATGGTTGTCAAAAGCTAAAACTAAGAAAATAATCACTGAAGCACACAAACGATATAATGCCAAAACCAATTAACAATGTCTTTGATCTTATTAATAACATTGCTTTTGATAGTGAGCCTGTTGATATTAATATTGCCGATAGCGGACTTTACTCTCCGTATATTACGAACAGGTATCTTACTCATATTAATCCTCAAATTACTCTTCTTGTTAACAACACCGTCAACAAATATGGTATTGCGTTTAGTTCCTTAGATCATTATAAGTTTATGTTTAACTTAATACCTAAGACAAAGCGCAAATTTATTCGGTATATAAAGAAGAAAAAAGCAGACAAAAAAGAATGCAAACTATTATCTAAACGATATGAATTATCTGAAAGAGAAATAAATTTGTATTCAGAAACATTTGATGTAAATATAAAAAAGTATGAACAGTAAACAACAGAAAGCATACGACGCTCAGCTAGATAAAATGGATCTGACTGATAGTCAACGAGAAGCATTCGATCATTCTCCTAAGCGTAGTTTAATCGATTTGGACTCCTATCAGCATACAGATAATTTTAGTCTGCACGGGTATAGTTTGAGTAGAGTAATGGATGATATTGTTCTAGCTCAATATGTTGATTTATCAGATGATGGCACCACCATTGAACGTAACGGTATTTATATTCCCCTATCACAAGTACAAAAAACCTGGCGACTTGCGAAAGTAATTCTCGCAGGCCCGGTATGTAAGTATTCTGAACCTGGTGATATTGTTTGTTTCCCGGATGATAAAGGCGTTAAAGTAGATAACATTAATGTAGCTGGTTATGATGAACCGTTGCGTAATTGTTTATTCTTGAGTGAGGCCAGGTTCTTTGGTGTTTGTAGCGCGCTAGATCAAAATGATAGTAGGGCTGAGTAACTTAAAGAGCATACTGCTTGATAAAGTATGCGAAGTAAAGTTTGCTCGAAGAAATCCAAAACCCGGGCGACCTTCTACTAGAAGAATGTTGTGCACTAACAATGTACAGCTTCTCAACTCAGTTGAAGGTCGTACTGTATTAAATTATCGACCACCACGTCAAGCTCCTAAATATAACCCCAATCAAGAAAACTTAATTATTACATGGGACATATTAATGCAAGACTTTCGTACAATAAATTGCGACACAGTAGATCTTATATCTACTTTAGACGCAGATGAGACATTTTGGACGTACTTGTCTCAAAATATTGCACCAATGTCTGCAGAAGAAAAAATGAACTTCATGAATGTATGACCCACGACTTAGTTGAAAAAACCTTAAAATCTTTATTACAAAGCGAAGTAAAGATTATTTCTAGAAAGCGAGTATTAGGTACTGGCACGATACTTTTGTATGAACTAAAAGACTTTAACATTAAGCTGCATTTTAGTAACGGTAAAAAGGTAGAAATTTTGTATCCGTTTGATATCGTAAAAAAGAAAAAGTTCGTATATTTCGACTATAGTTTATCTCATATACATCAAGACGATATCATACAAAAGGTACGAACTCAAAACATGGTTAAAAATCCTCGTAACAAATATTATGACTTGCTTCTCTCTATAGAACAGCTATAATATTAGTCATGGGATTAAAATATTTTCCTAAAGGCTTCAAGCCTTCCTCAACTCAGCAGTATGCTATTCCTAATATTGTCGATGCATTTAAAGACAATAAGTTTGTAGTTATACAAGGACCGACTGGGTGTGGGAAGAGTTTTATCGCTAAGACTATTGCTAATAGTCTCAATAAACCACCTGCACGTCTTACTAAACTAATTCATAACTATTCTGCTTTTGAAACTAGTTGGGAAAATAATCGTAGAGTGTATGAGTACGCAGATGATTTTAATGGTAGTAAGCGATACGGTACTTCTATTCTTACTACAACCAAAGCCTTACAAGATCAGTACATAAGAGATTTTGACGATGTAAAACCTCTTAAAGGTAAAGGTAGCTATATTTGTAATATAGACGACCGTAGTACTGCTGATGCTGCTCCATGCGCTTTTAGTTCTAAACTGAAAAAGGAATGTTGGGATTGTAATCGGTGTGATTATTATGAATCAAGAAACAAATCGATTGCTGCTAAGATTAGTATTGAAAACTATTCGAGCTTTTTTCACAAACCAGATCATTTAAAAAACAGACAACTTATTGTATGCGACGAAGCATCGGAGTTGGAAAACGTTATTGTTAGTCGGTATAGTTGTAGCATTGAGTGTGGTAAGTTGAACAAGTACGGTTTTAGTTTACCGTATAGCACAAACCGAAAACGGTTTTACGATAATCTATGTACATTGTACTCTAATCTTGAAGCAAGGTATGTAGAACTTTTACGCATGCTAGATAAGCATCAAGATACTATTAGTGAAGATCGAAAGAAAGAGTTCAAATTCATTACTGACTTAAAAGGAGACTTAAGCTTAATCGCTGATACATGGAGTCAATCTGAATATATTATTCACTCTGTCTATGAACGTAATAAAAAATATATTAAACTAATTCCTAAAAAGATAGACAATCTAGCGCAGCATTTGTTTCAGTATGCAGATAAAGTATTATTAATGTCAGCTACGTTTGTTGATTACAAAAGTTTTATGAGAGGGTTAGGTGTACCCGAGCATGAGTACAAATATATAGATCTACCCTCAACGTTTGATCCAAAAAAATCTCCTATCTTATTTGGTAACTTTCATTTATCAAAAAAGAACTTAGAGAATAGTTTTCCTAAAATTGTTGGATGTGTCAAAGAAATATTACAAGAGCATAAAAACGATAAAGGATTAATACACACCCAATCTAACAAGATTACTAATATGCTTAAAGATAATATTAGATCAAAGCGCATTTTGTATCGTATTCGTGGAGATAAGGACAATATAGATATACTCAACGAACATCTTAATACAGATGCTCCTACAGTTTTAGCAAGCCCTTCAATGAGTTTCGGTGTTGACCTTAAAGGAGACGCCGCTCGGTTTTGTATTATTATTAAATGTCCGTGGCCCGATCTTGGGGACGTTCGTATTAAGGAAATGTCGAAAAATAACTATAGATGGTATTCTAATAAGATGTTTACTACATTTATTCAGCAATGTGGTCGCTGTACGAGAAACGAAAATGACGCTAGTATAACGTATGTATTAGACGCAGGTGGTATTAGAAAATTAGTTCCAGACTATCTTAATTTATTGCCAAAATATTTTATAGACCGGTTTGTTTAATAAATATTTATAATGAAAAATCAATACTATGGTTTTGAGCTGAAAGATATGATAAGGCAGTTTATTACTGCCTTTAATAGTATTGTAATAAACAGATATAACAAAAGTAAAACTGTTGTAGATCAGCTCAAAGTTGGTTTTTATTACGGACCTAAAGAGCGTGCACTTCATGATGTAGTTAATAAAGCAGGCTCTTTAAAGCTCCCAGTTGTTGCTGTACACTATACTTCTATTACTAGAGATCCAGATAGAGTCTTTAATAAAATTCCAGGCTTTTATTTTAGTAAAGCACCAACAGTAAGTGGTGGTGCTCTTAATTCTGATCATTTAAAAACTCCATTACCAGTTAATGTTGGTATCAACATGTCTATTATGACAAAGTTTCAAACAGACATGGATCAAATTATTAGTAACTTTGCTCCTTATAATAATCCATATATTATAATGAGCTGGATCATACCTACATCTCAAAACTTAGCTAGTAACTATGAAATTAGATCAGAGGTATTATGGTCAGGAGATATAAGTTTAGATTATCCTATCGAGGTATCTAGTACTCAACCTGCAAGAGTTATTGCTAATACGAGCTTTACAATTAAAGGTTGGTTGTTCAAAGGCCCTGCTGCTGAAGATACTAAGAACATTTTCACAATAGATCAAAAATTTGTCCCCGTGAGTGGTTTTGATTATGAGTAAATTTATAAAATACAATAGTACATTAACCAATGTAACATCATTTAGCGCGAACTTTGAAACAAGAGAACTATCCGCTAGACCAGAGTTTACTGGTAATCAGTATACTACTCTTAATTCAGGTTTTTCTGCGATTCATACTCTCGAAGGATATAATTTTGATTCTGTGACAGATGTATTATTAAGCTGCACTGACAATACCCCACTATTCACTAGCGCATCTGGGTTAACAAGTGTGAGCGCGTTTAATTTTGATACTGTATCTGGGTTATCTGCTACTTATCCGGAAGTAAGTGGGTATCCTACTACAACATATACATTAAATAACTATAACACGATGACAGTTACGTTTCCTACGGTAACTGCGACAGGTGTCGTTGATATCATAGCAGTAAATCAAGCAGGGTATGGTATTTTTAGTACTGACGTAGGATCAACTAGCGCAATAACAATTAATTAATATGGCAGACGACGGAAGAAAAGGAACATTCGGTAGAGGCTTACAAAAGTTTATAGCTAATAACTTACCGTATAGATCACCAGCGGCAATTATCGATGATGTTGCAGCAGAGAACCCTAAGTTTAAAGAGTTTTATAAAGCTGGTACTGTGCGTAAAGAACTACTAGCACAACACTCAGTAATTGCACCAAAACTACCAGAAGGTACACACCCTGTCGGTTCGTTTTTAGCAGATAAGGCGTATAACGAGCTTATGTACGCGACTCTTGACGTAGATAAGTATCGCCGGGTTAGAGATTATCGCACAATGGCTCAATTTGCTGAAGTAGCAGATGCTTTGGATGAGATTTGTGATGAGTTTTTAAACGAAGACGAGCACGGTAATATGATAAACCTTACTATGCGAAACGTTGCAGGAGATATCGACCCGTTGGCAAGTAAGCAGTTACAATCTGAATTTGACAAATTTATTAATCTTTTTGATCTAAAAGAAAATGCATGGGAGTATGTTCGTAGCTTGTTAGTAGATGGTGAGTTATATTTTGAAAATATTGTTCATGAAAAACATCTTAAAGAAGGTATTTTAGGTGTTATAAATGTACCTGTACAAGCTATTGACCCTGTATATGATAATTATCAAAATATGCACGTTAAAGCATTTTTGCTCCGTAAGGCGAAACATCACAAAGAAGCAGAAGATCATCAAGATTCATATACTGGTACTCAAGATAAAGATTTTATTCCAATGGAAAAAAATCAGGTTACATATATTAACTCTGGTACATGGAACGAAGGTAAGACTTTTAGAATACCGTTCATTGAAAATGCTCGTAGAGCGTACAGACAGTTATCATTAATTGAAGATTCAATTATTATCTACAGATTAGTACGAGCTCCAGAGCGCCTAGTATTTAATGTTGACGTAGGTAATATGAGTCCACCTAAGGCTGAGGGTTATATACGTAAATTAATGCAAAATTATTGGAGTAAGAAAGCATTTAGTCTTGATGATAATCAGCGTGTTAATTCTTTTAACCCTCAATCTATATTAGATGCTTATTGGTTTCCAAAAAGAGAAGGTAGTACAGGTACAGAAGTTAATACTTTACCAGGAGGCCAAAATTTAGGAGAGTTGCAAGACTTAGTATACTTCGTTAAGAAGTTATATAAAGCTCTTAAAGTACCTACTAACAGAGTTGACGTCGATAATTCTCAATATAGTGCCGATGCTAATGTATTGAGAGAAGAATTAAAGTTTGCTAATTTCATTGTTAGGTTACAACATCAATTTGCTAAAGGATTGAAGGATTCGTTCGTTACTCATTTAAAGCTCAAAAATTTATGGAAGCAGTATGAATTAAAAGAGAATTCTTTCGACTTACAATTCACACCACCACGTAACTATTTCGAGTTACGTAAGCAACAGATACTTGATCTTAAAGTTAATAACTTTAACACTCTTACATCTAATGAATCTATATCTAAAGGTTACAGTCAGAAAGAGTATCTTGGTTGGACTGATGAACAGATTAAAGCTAATAGAGAGTGGCTACGCAAAGATGCAGCATTACAGCACGAATTAGAAGGTATACGCAGCGGTGGCGCTGATTGGGCTGCCGGTGGTGGTGCTGCTCCAGCTGGTGGTGGCTCACCAGTTGGCCCTGGAGGAGAAGAGATGCCACCCGATATGGGTCCTGATGCTGCTCCAGATGCAGGAGGAGATGAAGCACCAGCTCCTGAACCAGTACCTACTCCAGGTGGTGAAACTTCAGCGTTGCCGACATAAATAATTATGTGGCAACGGATACCTGGTCAGATTCATATTTAAGTGCTGGTGGTTTAGTATATTCTACGTATCTTGCAAACCAAGTTACTACCTACCAGCGTCTCGCAGATAGAATATCGTATGCTCTCGGTTGGCCTATTGTTAATTTAGAGTTACACGGTAATCAAATATATACAAATATTGCACAATCTGTTGAATTCTTTAGTAAGTACGCAGGCTATACAGAAGAGCATTTAGTTTTTGATAGTGATAAGTACACTAGAGGTAAAGGGTTAGATATTGCTGAACTGTTAACTATTACTCCAGAGTTAACAGCTACTTATGAATCTACAATTGAAGTAACAACTCGCACCACTTCAGAGGTTGCTACAACAACAGGAAAAGATTTTGCTGCTGATAGTGAAGGTACATTTATTTCGTTATTCGAGTTTAACGTAGGAGACGCTGCCGTTGATCCATCTGAATATACATTTACAGTTACACTAGCAGATTCAAATGCTCAAGTATCCAAGGCATTAGTTATTGCAGTCTCAGGAGATACCGCGTCTGAATCAGCTGATGTTAGTCTTACTCAATATGGTGATGTGTTTACAACATCTACAGAAATATTTGAGGTTAGCTCTGTTCCAGGTATTAAAACTGAACAAGTTGGTGGTAGCTATACTAACTCTGTATCAGTTGGAATTGTTCTTGGTTCTGAAATGACTAAAGCTGGAGCTGTTAACGCCAATCGTAACGCTGTATCAACAGACGCTACTACTACGCAACAGCTAACAACTCAAAAACCTATCATAGGTAATTTTGATGATTTGACTAGACAAAAGCGTAAGGTTATAGATGTATATAGTCACGAGGAAACTAGTAGTGACAGTTTAAACACCTTATTCACAATTGAGCAGACATTAGCTCAACAAACATACTTTAGTTACGCCATGGGTAATTATGGTTTTGATTTAGTTAGTTGGTATATATTAAAACAGTGGTTAGAAACTCGTGGTAAAATGTTGTCTACTCAACGATACTTTAAATTTGATGAACGTACACAACACTTACTTTTAGTACCGGAACCTAAAAATGGTGAGCGGTTTTATGGTTGTGTGAGTTGCTATGTAGAAAAACCAATAAGAGATATAATTAAAGAACCTTGGGTCTTTCAATACGCATTAGCTTTAACTAAAATTACATTAGGTCGAGTACGTGGTAAGTTTGGTAACGCGCAACTGTTTGGTGGTACTAATTTAGATACCTCTATCCTTCAAGAAGGTTTACAAGAAAAGAAAGAGCTTGAAGAGATGATGACAACTGGTGGATCTACTGGATTTGGTGATGGTGCTCCTCCAATGTTTTTTGTAGGGTAATGGCTCCTCACAAAAAAGGTGATTTCAAGAAAGGTATATATCGCCCGATATATAAACAAAAGTTTTTAGGCAAAAAATTCCCGCAATATAGAAGCTCGTGGGAACTTCATTTTTTTAAATGGTGTGATTATAATCCCAATGTATTAGAATGGACGAGTGAAGGTATAATAGTACCGTATGTGAGTCCCTTAGATACTAAAACTCATAGATACTTCGTTGATAATAGTTTAGTACTAAATGAACGAGGTAGTAAGAGAAGATACTTAGTAGAGATTAAACCATACAGTCAAACTCAGCGACCTGTAATGCGAGGTCGTAAGAAGCAAAGTACGTTTTTACATGAGCAAGCCACATACGATGTTAATCAAGCGAAATGGAGAGCCGCTAAGCAATGGGCAGATGATCACGGGTATAAGTTCCTTATTTTAACAGAAAGAGAACTATTTAGCGGAAAAAGCGCAAAGAGATAATAAATAATTTATAAGATTATGTCATTTAAGTTACTTGTCGAAAAAACAGACCCGCAAGAGTTTGAGTATATTCTCGAAGAGAAGAATACAAAAGACGCTCCGAGGTTATATATCAAAGGACCATATATGATGGCAGATGATGTTAACAAAAACAAACGCGTATATGATCTTGATAATATGATCGAAGAAGTTGCGAGGTACGAAAAAGAAATGATTAAAAATGATCGCGCTATGGGAGAATTAAATCATCCTACTACAGCTGAAGTAGATCTAGAACGCGCCTGTCATATTGTTACAGAAATGACTCAAGACGGTAGTACCTTTATTGGTAAAAGTAAAGTATTACAGACCCCATGTGGAGAAATAGTACGTAAATTAGTTACAGATGGTGTAAGGGTTGGTATGTCTTCTAGAGCGTTAGGTCAAATAGATCAAAAAGGAGAAATCGGACATGTTACTCAAATGAAACTAGTAGCTATTGATTGTGTTGCTGATCCTTCTTATTCTGATGCTTTTGTAAATGGTATTTTAGAGTCAAAACAATGGATTTTAAATAAAGAAGGAACATTTGAAGAGCACTATGATAAGTTCGAAGACAGCTTAAAGAATTTACCACGTAAAGATGTTAATGATTTCTTAACGGAAAAAATTATTGCGTTTATCCGAAATATATAAGAAAAATAGCGAAAAGAATATAAATAATTAAGATGGACCAAAAACAAGACATCAAAACTTTTATCTCTAATGTAGTAGATAAAAATTACGCAGCAGCAAACAAAAGTTTGCAATCTGTTGTTAATGCAAAACTCAAAGAGAGGGTTGCAAAAGCCAAAAAGAAAAATTTATTTTAAGATCATGAGCAAGATATCTGATTTATTACAAGAAGTTGGGAAAGACGTTCTCACAGAAGAAAGTCTTGAGCAAATTGAAACAGTCTTTAAAGAGGCTGTAGACCAAAAAGCTGAAGAACGCGCTCAAATCGCGACTGAAGCAGCACTACAAGTACAAGACGACGAACACTCGAAGAAACTTGAAGAGCTCTTGGAAGCAATAGATAAGGATCACGCGAAGAAACTCGAGAAAGTTGTTGAGGCTGTTGACGCCGACAGAACCCGTAAACTTAAAAACATTATTCGTAAGTATCAGACATCTCTTAATGAAGAAGCTAATGGCCTCAAAGACACAGTTGTTGAATCTGTTTCAGATTATCTTGACTCATATATTAACGAAGCGATTCCAACTGAAACAATTGAAGAAGCCACCAAGAATCGTCGCGCTATGGAGATCTTAGAACAATTCCGTAAGACATTATCAGTTGATATGGTACTTGCTAATGAATCTATCAGAGATGCCGTTAAAGACGGTAAAGCTACTATTGAAGAATCTAAAAAGCAAATTGCTGATCTTACTGAGAGTGCATCTGATCTTAAAGTTCAGTTAGAAAATACTCAGAAAGAATTATTCTTAGAAAAGAAACTATCTGGTTTCGAAGAAAAGAAATCTAATTTCATTAGAAAGACATTTGCTGATAAAGAATTGTCTTTCATCGAAGAAAATTTTGACTACACAGTAACAATGTTTGATAAGAAAACTCAAGAAGCTCTTGAGGTTATCAAAGAAGAAGCTACTAAAGAGTGTAAAGCACAGGAAGCTGAAGTAGTTGTAGAAGAGAGCTCATCTACACCTAAGACAGCAACCGAACTTTATGCTCAAGAGCTTGCAAACATGAGACTGTAAAGTAGTCTAAAACTACTGTTGAGGTATTAATTACCTGATTCTCCAATGCAAAGGAAAACAATAAACTGAAAGGAAATTATAAATTATGAACGAAGAAAAAACTCGTCCTAATCAAAACTATATCGACACAAGTCGTGCTCAACAGTTGTTGGAGAAGTGGAGTCCTGTTTTGGACTATACCTCTGACAAAGTTGATGCTATTGATAACGCTCATACGCGTTTGAACACCGCTATTCTTCTTGAAAACCAGGAAGAATGGTGTATTAAGGAATCAAACACATCCGCTAATGGTGGTGCGTTTGGTAGTGGTCTCGATGTCGGGGCCCAAGGTGGTACTGCTACTGGTGGTTATGCTACTAGTGATACTTACGCCTCTGGTGATGCACGTTTGCCGAAGATTCTTATTCCGATGATTCGCCGTACATTCCCTGAGTTGATCACAAATGAAATCGTTGGTGTTCAGCCAATGAGTGGTCCAGTCGGTCTCGCTTTTGCTCTCCGCTATAAGTACAGCACTACAAACCTCAAGAATGAGAATATCGCCTCTGGTGATGCTTCTCCTGCAGGTCAAGGTACAGCTGTTGCTGGTGCTTCTGCTTCTGGCGGTAACACTGGTGCTGCTTTTGGTGGTCAGGGTCAAGGTGAGCTTGGTCATAACTACCTCGGTTCCGCTTATACTGGACAATTGTCCGCTATTGCTGGTGACCCTGGTTATTTGACTTCAGCTTTATCTGCTGATTCTCCATGGTTGTCTGCTGCTAGTCCGTTTGATGTACAAGATCAAGGTTTAGCTGCTATTACAAGCGCATTTGAGCTTGACAACGCTGGTACTAACACGCCTACAGTTGAGCTTAGCTTTGAGAAGACAGCTGTTGAAGCTGGTACTCGTAGGTTAGGTGCTCGTTGGTCGGTTGAGTTAGAGCAGGATCTTAAGAACATGAATGGTATTGA